GTATTGAGCTAAAACTGCGTCTAATGAATTTGTCGCCATAGTGTTTAAAATATTTAAAGGTTTATAAAAGTATAAGTGTCAGCCGTGTGTTTGTCAAATTGTTTTAGAAAATAAAACGGACCTAAGTCCGTCTTATTTATCTTAGTTGTTGGAATGATGTTGGTTTACCTTCATCACCAAAATTTCTAAATGTTTTTTTAATTTCAATTGGGGAATAATCTTCAACTTCATCTTGAGTTAAAATATATTCATTTTTTCCTGATTTTTCCATATCTTCTTCTTTGTCATCAAAGAATTGACTTAATTTTTGATTGAATGGTCCTGAATCTAAAGTTCTTAACTCTAATTTTTCTTGAGGAGTTTTTTCTCTATATTTTTCAACTTTCATTTCTAAATCATTTAATTTAGACATAATTCCATCCATCTCACCTAACTTAGATTCTAAATTATCTAAATGTTGGAATAAGTTTTCAAAATATTCTTCTTGTTTTTCTTCAACTTTTTTCTGAGATTTTACTAAATCAGTAATATCCATTTCTTCAGTTTTACCTTTGTCATCATCTTCACCAACTTTTTCAACATCAGGGTCATTCGCCAAATCAACAGGTTGTGTTCCCTCAGGTGCCGCAGGAGCAGGAGGTGCAACATTTGGGTCGGTAGGTGCCGGAGCTCCCCCAGCAGGTGCTGCGTTTGGGTCTTCACCCGGAGGTGGAGGTAATGTAGCATCTTGTTCTACAATATAATCGTTAATTGAATTATATCTAGCAATTTCTTCTAAAATTCTATTATCTATTTTTTTCATTTTATCCGTTTAATAATTGTTTTACACCAGTTGTTGTTTCAACTTGTATTTTTCTATTTTGACTCATTGTATTATCAACTCTTTCAATTAGACCATCTTTCATTCTAATTGTGTAACAATCACCTGAATCTAAATCACAAACTTGTTTTGAACCGTTACCCATATCTTTTTCTGTGGTACGGGTTTTTTTACCTAAGTAATTCTCTAATAATGATTTTGTATCCATAATCTTTTTTATATATAAATATCTGTTTATTTGTAAATGTTATTTTATCTCAAAACTAATAGTGTAGTCATTCCAAATTGATTGTTGTCTTGAAGTATCTGATTTACCATCAGATAATTTTGGGTCCGCGTAAATCCAAATAACAAATTCGTATTTACCCACTAAATCTTTTTGTGGGGTGTTTGTACCACAACCCATAAAATCTAATAAATCTAGTTTAGACATTATAAATGTTTGTTTATCTGCCGAAAAATACTCATCTAATCTTAAACCTGACCCTTCGGAACTACCACATTCTGAGGTCACTTTAAAATACTTAAATTCCGCCACAAACATTTTCCATAAACCAGCATTTGGTTTTATAGTAACTGTCAACTTATTAAATGAACCTCCAACAGTATCAACGGAGAAATCAAATGGGTTTGGAACCGGAACGTTTGCCGGTGGTGGTGTATTTGTATAATTACCTGTAATAGGACTATAAATATCAATAGCATTTTGAACATTACTTTCAATTGTTGTAATATCTGTCGGATTCATTGAGGTATAAACATTGTCAGGATATACCGCAGATTCACCGTATAATATTAAAAATCTTGAAATGTCTTTTGTCGTAATACTCTTAATTTGACCAACTCTTTTTTCATATCTAGAAATTAAAAAATCAACATTTTGATTTAAACTATTAAAAGTTATATATGGTGTATTTGAATTACTACAATAGTATTTTTTAGTTGTAAAGAATTCATTAACTGATGGACCCCAATCTTGTAATAAATCAGTATTACTGTAATTATATGATTGAGTTTGTAACATACCACTTTGAGATGAACTTAAATACATTTTAGCAAAAACCGCATATCGTATTTTTTGGTTAGTTGTTTTTGACGATATTAAATCAACAACATCTTTATAAGTAACACTAGTTACTAATTTAGTATCAGTAATTGTAAATTTACCATACTTATCTTGTTTTGCTGTAATTGGAGGACATTTAGAACTGTTACTCTGAGTTGTCCCATCTTGGTCAACATTATTACTGACTGCCGTAGTTTGTTGTTTATTAATATTACTATTAGCACCCACACCAGATTTAAGAGCCTTTTCTTTCTCTTGTTTATCTTTTTTATTTTTTTCAACAATTGATTGTAATAATGTAGTCTTAAGAGATTGTATATAATTATCTATTTTAGGTAAAGACGCTGTTGGTTGTCTTATACCTTCAAAAACTGTTTGAAAACTTCCCGGTGATATTGTATGATTAACTTTTTGAATCATATATGGACCACTAAACATTGGGACATACCTTAAATTGAAATACATTGTAGGTTGTATCATTGCATTACCCATCATAGTAACTTGACAAGAATAACTTCTATTTTTATATAGATTATATAATGAGGTATTTTGAGTTGCACCCCCTCGAGTGTCCGATTGGTTGGCCATTTTATTTAATACTTCCAATGATTCTGCAGTAGGAGTTCCGGCATTTTGTGTAACATTAAATCCGTTAAAAATTGATTGATTTTGAGGTCCAATATCAACATTAAACCCAACAACTTTATTTGATTTATCCCAATCATTTTTACCTATTTGATTTTCAACCAATGGATTGTCAACTCTTCTTAAATCAAACGCGTCATTTCTATAACGATAATCAACATTTTCTTTTAAATCTAATTGTTCACTTGGTTTTCCCGCATAAAAACAAACCATCTTAGCCGATGAATTTCTAGTGTCAACATCCATAAATGTTCCAAACATTATGTTTGCAAATTCTAATGTTCCGTCCGGTTTTGGTTTTGGATTTTTAACTGCATCCTGAACATTATAAAAATTAACATATGATGGTAAATTCATAACTACAAAGTTATTTCTTATTAATAAAGTTTGGACATATGTTAACATTGTTGATGTCACATTAATACCACTTAAATCATCCTGTAATTTTTGAATGTCAACAAGAATTTTATCCCCAACATCTCTACTAGCTCTGTCTAATAATAAAACATCTTCAAAAAATGTTTTATTTTTAAAATCAAATCCCGCAATCCATTTATCATTTGTAGCTTTAAACGATTCCCACAACTCAACTTTTGTTTGTTTACTTTCTAAAACAGTTTCTGGTTTAGTTTGTGGTGTAAAATTAACATTAGGTAATAATTTTTGTAGTTTAATCATAAGACTATTAATAACCCTATTATTAAAAGAATCCAAATTATCTAAATACCCATTCATTAATTTGACAAACTTATCATAATTTAAAGTTTTATCTTTTAATTTTTGAGTGGCATATATCTTAATAATTGGTGCTAATTTTTCAATGTTAAACACATCAAAGGCAACATTACAATCAATGAAAAAATCTGTAATATAAGACCCGGAATCTTTATAAGTTAATTCCGGTATTTCCGAAAAACCAACATAAGTATCCAACGCTTTCCATTCTAATGGATAATTGTTAACTGAGTTGTTAAATGTTGTTCCACTAGGTAATGAATTTGGTGTTGTATAATTATAGTAATCCCAAGTGACTGGTGATGTTATTGAATGATTACTTGAAAAGGTGTAAAATAATTGTTTATTAAATGATGATGGATTACCTAATTTAAAATAAACATCATAATTTAAAAATTGAGCAATTATGCTTGATATATTAGTTAATTGTTTTGTTTGAATATCGGTAACAAATTGTTCATTAGATGTTGTTGTATTCGTTATTTTCATCATATTTCTCATTAATGATTGAAAATTTTTAAACGATTTTTCAGTATCTGTTGCGGTAGAATTTTTATCACTATTGTAGTCATAAATAGAAATTGTAAAATTTAAAAATTCCGTTTCAAAATTATCTAAAGCATCTCTATCAAACACAGATAAGAATTCACTCATTTTTGTATATTGTGTAGATTCCCCATTAATTGAGAAATTTTCTTGTTCACTTTGTTCTGAAAATATTTGTTTTAAATAATGAATTGGTTCAGGTTTAATAACTTTACTATTATCAAAATACCCATAATTAGGTGCCGACCAAAATAATCTAGCAGACCCATTATACATAGATGTATTACCTGATAATTCATATATGACTTCACCAAGAATAGTAATACATTCATTTTTAGTTTGACTTATTGTTGAACCATTTGATGGCATAACATAACTATATTGACCGTAATCCGCAGTAACAGATACCGACCAAGGAATTACTTTGTCAGTTATACTACTTGTTGCGGTGTTACCCATAGTATTATTAATTACCGCCTCTGGAACATAATTTATAGTAAGTCCTTCAGTAAAACCACTTTGAATGTCATTACTAGTATATCCTCTGAATATATTATACCCCTGATAAAACACATTAAAATCATTAATTAACTTAGGGTAAAATCCGGTATTAATTGTTGTTGTATAATTATTGTTCCCACCACCTGTTGGTGTTGTTGTTGCTTCTTCTAAAACAATTGTTGTTGTCCCGGTTTGTCCAGGAATAATAACATTATATTTTTTTGTTTTATCATTAGTTACGGGGTCAAAATTAGTTACATAATCAAAATCTTTCCAACAATTAGTTAAAATATCAACATTAGTATTAACATATGTTTTATAACGATGCCAAATAGAACCTATTTTTAATACCCAAGCATATGGAACTTTATGTAACGCAGCAAATTTTTTCATTGACGCAAAAATATAATCTAAATTTTCGTCAGAATAATTTGTTTGATTACCTGTGTATGTTTTATATTTTTCTCTTAAGGTCGATAAAGGTAAACTATTAATAAATAAATAAGCAGAACTAATGTATGGATTTGTCACACCATTTTTAGAGTTTTCGACCCCTTCTTGAATTGAATTTATAAAATATGGTGTATTAAAAATTGAAGTTGTTTGATGATTACTAACAAAACCGCTATAATTTAAATATTTTACATCCCCTTCTGTTGGTAACTGATTTGTATAAGTTCTACTATTGTAAAAAGTTTTTAAATCATTATTAATTATTTTTGGAGCAACAACATTTTTATATACAAAATTTGTGATTGGTTTTTTACTATCTTCAGATTGAGTATCACTAAAGTTTGTTATAACTTTTTTATTTGGATTATATAACAATGTTTTTGTCGTATTAAACGCCAAGTTCTCATCTATTGCTTTACCGTTAGCTAAATTACCCTGAACCCAAGTTTTGTCGGTAAATGGATAAGTGTCTGTAAAATCATATTTGTTAGATGTTGTTGAATTTGAAACATAATCAATAATATCTTGTTCGTTGTTAACCGAAGATAATGGTTGTGATTTTGAACTAAATATGACATCATTAGGTATAAATTCAAACGAAGCATTTTCAACTTTATTTTTTATATACGCAGTATTAAAAATTCCTCTTATATAATTTTGCCAACTTTCAGAAACACCTTCATTTGAAATATGTTTTAATACACTCTCAAAATTAGCAGAATTAAGATTATATTCTTTTAAAGTTTTAATTAATTCAACATCTCCATTATCTGATAAACTATGAGTCACATTAATAGATTCACCCTCACTTACAACATTTGAAATTTTATCAGCATCTGATGTTAAATTATTAGTCCTATCTAATTTGGAATAATGAGAAGTCAATAAAGCTCTTTCATAAATTTCATATATATACTTAGTAACCACTTTATTTCCATAAACATCATTACTGATTGGAAATTCAATAGCACTTGATGAAACTCTATTAGGTTCTGTTGTCGAATTTGAAGTATTGGTTGGTGGTGGAGGTGGTGGAGTTTTTTGAGTCATTCCACTAATAAATTCCTCAACAAACTCAATTTCAGGCCAAACATCATACAAGTAACCTTTAGTTTCTCCAATAATATCACTATCGCCAGGATATCTTAATTCATATTTTTCTTGACCATTTTCCCCCGGAGTTTCTTTAATAACTTGAGGCCAAGGATATACCGGTTGATTTTGGTCATCACCTGAATTTTTGTTATCGGCACTTGCATTTGCAATTTGTTTGTTAAAAATTACATCTTTTCTAATTTTATTATCTCTTTGTTCCCAAGCTTTAGTATGAACATCATCCAATAATCTTAAGAAAGCCTCACCATTCGCAAAAACAACTGCCAACACATTTCTAATTGTAGGAACAAACCCAATACCGTTGTCTTTATTTTCTAATAATTCGGCTAAAGCTTTTGTTAATTCATCTTCAATCTTATCTTTATTAGTTTTTAAATCTTTATTCATTTTATCAGTTAAATCGATAAATGACTTATTACCTTCAAATACAAAATATTGAGATATTACTTGTTTAGCACCATTTTTAAGTGTTATTGTCGCATTATTAAAAAGATTTGCGTTTTTTAATTCTGCTTGAAAGGCTGTTAAATCTTCAGGTGTTGGTTGACTGTTCTTTTTTTGCATTTTATATGTTTCCACTAAATTAATATCATTAGAATTAATTTGTATTGGAAAAACTGTTTCATATTTAATATCATTTGGTATAGAACATTTAGTTACTTTACCACTAATAGTATAACTACCTTTACCATCAACATTACCACAAGTAACATTTTCGTTAAGTAATTTGTTATATTTATCAATTATACTTTTTAATTTTGAGATAGCATCACTTCTCTTTTGAGGGTCTAATTCTTTTTTAAAAGTATAAACTTTTGTTCCTGAATTATTTAAAATATAATAATTTGTGGTATCCATAAATTCATAGAACCACGAAGTTTTTAAAGTATAAAATACCTCTTTTTGATAATTTAACAAATATGTCCCATAACTATCTAAATTAGTTAAAGGGTCCAAATTTTGTTTAACAAATGAATCAAGAACATTTTTAATAAAATTATCTATTCTATCTTTCATTTGCATCAAAGTAATTTCTGGGAAATCATTTGGAATTAAACCTTTTGATTTATATTCACTATACATTTCTTTAACTTTTTGATATCCTCTTTCAACAACAACATCATCTGTTTTAGTTGTTGTGCTTGGACCTCCACTAGTTTGACTAATAGTAAATCGAGATTGATACATATGTGGAGTTGCCAATAAAGCACCCATTGTAACATCTGCCAAAACAGTATATTTGTATGTATAAAATTTTAAAGAAACTGTAAAATTTGCAGTATCAGCATTATATGTTGTTGTAAAGTTTTGTAACATTAATGATAATTTAACCGCTTTACCATAATATCCTTTAATTGTTAAATGAAATAATGGATATGGTAAATTAAAAAAAGCCGCATATGGTGAATTATCTCCAGCCTCAAATAATGCACGACCTTTCACATCAACTAATTGTATATCAATTGAAGGTAGAAAATCTAATCCTTGTCTAATGTTGATTGAAGTAATACCTAATAATCCATTATCAGTTGCACCCTTTTTACCATTTGAACTAATAGTTTGTTTAATATAAAAATCATCACTATTATTAGGATTTGTAATTCCTTGAAATGTTGGTTGATTAACTCCCTCACCTTTTAAAGAACTTTTACCTGTTAATTCATCTGTATATGAATTATCTAAATACGCTTTATCTCCGGGTTTTAAAAAATTAATTTTAGCTATTGATACTGTTTTAATAGAATCGTCATTTCCTAACCCAATAGCCAATTTAGTTCTAGGTAATACATTACACTCAAGATTAGCATACATTACTAAATCTTCTTGATTAACATACCTATCCTTTACTTTATGATTGTTATCAATAACTTTGTTTGGGTCAATAATTGTTATGTTATTGTAGTCGAATTCGACTAATATATTTTCAGGTTTACCTACCATAATAATAGAAATGATTATCTAATTGCGATTTATATTCTTGTAAAGATGATACTAAAGGAAATGGAATTGTCAATATAGCTCCATCCGGTATATTCCATTCTTCACCCCCAAAAATAGGATTTGCGGCAAGTATTAACCACCCAAATGTTGGTGTATTATAGTATTGTTGAGATATCTTATCCAATCTAGATTGTCCAATCTTGTAGATATATCTTTTATCTGACGATTTACTTGAAATAGAGATATACGGAACAATTGTTTGTTCACCATTTAATAAAAATTGATTATATCTATTATAATTTTGTCTATTATTCATTTTTAATTAAATTGAGTTTTATCCGTCCAAATCTGTTTATCACCATTATTATTACCACTATATAATAATTTTAAATTATCACTTTGTTGGGCATTTGTTGATGAAGGTTCTGTTGTATAAGTAAATTTACGAGTCTTACCTTTTTTATAAAGATTTTCAACCACAAGATAATTTTTATACACACTATCTTTTTTAATCTTACCATAAAACGTTTCTTCCGCTTTTAATTCATTTTTAACTTTATCTTTAAAATCATTAATAATTTTATTAAATTTTTTCAATAAATTAGGGGTCGATTTATCCATATCGTTAGTAACAATAGTTGATTTAAATGTATTTAATTTATCATTATTGTTAAATATTTGTGCCATAATCATAAAAAATCTTTTATCCGGTAAACTACTTATATCGTTAGTAAATGGTTTAAACCCTCCAGGCTCATTATATCCATCGTATATTATATCATTATCCTTTAAATATGAATTAAACTGTTGTATATCAGTAGATACTCTTTGATAATCACCCCACAACTCATTATATGTGTCGGAAGGTTCAGGATTACTTAATTTACTAACCTCAGTTGTTGCTGAAATATTATATATTTTAGGTATTAAACTAATAATAACACCATCTGATAATGTTGTTACAAAATTAATTTTTCTAAATACTTGGACCATATCAACTTGTTGTTGAACCAAATTACCAATAATGCCATTAACACCTAAACTAAAATCTGCCTTATAACTATTCAAATATGTTTTTAAATTTGTTTTAACACTTCTAATTGTTGCCTCATTAAAATTATCAGAAATTAAACCTAAAACAATTAAATTTGTTTCGTTATCAACATCTTCAATTGTTTTTGTAAATAACTCATCAATTTTACTTTCAAAAAGAGGTTTACCAAAAATATTCACAGTTGCCGGCACAGGTAAATTACTTATTATATTAAAGTTAAATGTCCCATCTGTGTATTGTCTTTCTTTAGATATTAATTGCCAAATACCGTCATTATATGATTTAGTCATACTCTCAGCCTGATTTACAATATTAGTATAATATTCTTTGGTAGCATCCAATAAACTATCCATAATTTTCATATAAGTAATATCCCCTGTCTGACCACTAGTACCATTAACCGTTGTTTGAATTTGACCAATAGTGTCTCCCGCAGGATTTGTTTGTTGATTATCTACTTGTTTTACTGTAGGTTGGTCATCAATTAAAGATTGGAAATATTGTTTATCCAATTTTTTCCAACTATCATCTGTTGCGGTAGCTCTTTCATCATAAATCTCAGTATTTGCATAGTAATTAAATGAAACAGCGTTTTGTAATTGTTCTACAGGTTTTTCAAGACCCATACCACCAATTATATCAAAATTTAAACTTACATTAGCAATCATTGGTTGGATACCGATACCTTCCGGATTCATATCAAAAACCAATGGGTCATAACTAAACGAAACCGACTTAGGTATTATTTTACAATTATAAAAATCACCAATTCTTAATACTAAAACAGGTGGTGCACCAAATGATGTATTTAACGCATCGTTTGCAACTATCTGACCATTATCACCAATAACCGGAATTGTTTCACCTGGTCTAACACATTGATTTAAAAAGGTTAAACGAGAGTTTAATCCTTCGGGAGTCATTGAGTGAAATGCCGGGTTAAAATATTTAATTTTTTCCTGTATTGAATCATACAACATAGGGACTTCTTTTTTGATTACATCGAAGTAATCACATTCAGAAAGTAATCTTCTTAAAATTAATTTACTAATACCTTGTTTTATTGTTGCTTCAGTTCTATATGTTGGTTTTGGTTTAGGTTTTGGTGCCGTGCTTGGTGCCGATGAATTAGCAGGTGTTGTGTTAGCTGTTGGAAGATTTGGTTTTTCTTCCGGAACCACAGGTTTATCTTGAGGTGTTTGTGTTACTGTAATATCGGTTATAACAACTCTTCTACAAGCCATCGCCGCCACAGAATACCATTGAGAATCGTGAGTTGATTTACCATTTTTATCTAAGATATTATCAGTGCAAGTAACCGCAGCACCAAAACCATTTTTTGACGATTTAGGTGTTGCAATCTCATCTTCACCAACAGTATCAATATTAGTAAAAGTTAATGTTTTATCTTCTGTTATAAATTTACCTAATTTAGTTGTTTTTAAATATTCAATAACTGAATTAGCTCTTCTTTTTGATAACGCGGTGTTATATGTTTTACTCGCAGGTGCTGACGCCGCAGCTCTTAATGACAATTTAATTGTTCCCGTTTTTTCACTTAATATTTTAAAAGCGTCTTCAACAAAACCTGTGTTAATATAATTAAAATTATCAATAACAACATTTTCAAAAAATTGTTTAACATTAAGATTTGGACTACCTGTCGCAAATGTTTTAGATGAAATCGCAACATATTGGTCTTGATTCATACTATAAGTGTAGTTATCATAATCTGCCTTATATGTTGAACTTGCCGTTGTGGCAGTTCTATTATTAGGACCCGGAACATCATTATCAAAATAAAATGCAAAATTGTTATATTTTGAATCTAAATCACAAGATGGTTCCTGATTCGTTACTGTTGAACTATTCCCCGGTGTTTGTACCGTTCCTACTGATGCAGCACCTTTAGCACTATCAATAACATCTTTAGCCGTGTTTTCATCTAAATTAGGGTTATTTAATATTTGTTGATAAGTATATAAATCTTTGGTCGGAACCGTATTAAACTTTTTCGCTAACTCATAGATATCATACTTAACACACCCCGCAAAAAAAGAATCAATAATAGAATTTATTCTTTCTTTATTTTGTCCTTTTAATTGTTTTTCAACAAGAACATTCATTACCGAAGGATGGTCAACAATTATTTTCCAACTTAATGTTCCGATTCTTCGAGTATCTTTATAGGTATAAATTGGTTCAGGTCTACCTAAAAATGAGGTTTCAGACCAGTTAGCGTTACTATTATCGGTAAATTTAATGTCATATGGTGGAAACCACATAACTCTTCCTCCATTTGGTCCTTTTTCACAAACAGGTAATTCATCATATGTAAATCCTTGTTTACTTGATGTTCTCCAAGCCAAATTCTCAATAGAAAACATATATTTTTTAGCATACCCCCCAATTCCGTTAGGTCCGTCGGCAATAATATTTGTTGAACCCGGATTTCTTGTTGGAGAAATATTTAAATTAAATGTATTATCAAAAACTGAACCAGCAAATTGTCTTCCACTTGTTGTTATCCCGTCAACTTTTTGTAAATCATTATAAGTATAATAAGGAGTATCTTTTGCAAAAACTCTACAATATTCTATACCTGCCTCACCACCTGTTGTTTGGTCAGTATATGACACAACTTGAGAACCTTTGGTCATTTCTTTATAACCATCGTGGAATACTTTACTAATTTGATTAATTGCGTTACCTACGTGTTTTAATCTTGAAATACCTTGAACATTATCCGCAGAATTAACTAATCTTTGAGTTTCATCTAAAATAGATGTTTTCTTAAATGTTATATTTGTTGATTCGTCACGAGTAAAATTACTACTAATTAAATTAAAACCTTCATCTAACGCACCTGTTCCACCACCCGGTGTTGCGTGGAAACCAGCATTTGCATTATATTTTGGTGAAGTCCAAACAAATTGTCCATCAACACCACCACCATCGCTTAATGGTTTAGCCGCAAGACCAAATTTAAGAACATCTTGATTACCTTCAAATAATATACCTAATTCTGATGGCCCATATACCGGAACATCTTCCTGTTGACCAAAGGCATTTATTGGAACTTGATTAGGTGGTGAAGTTATTGATGAAGGTTCAGCACTTCTGCTACCAACATAATAACCACCAACTAATGTTCCGTTATCCGGATTTATTAAACTAACAATTGCTTGTCCAACACCTAATAAACCACCATAATTCTTATCATAATTTGGTTGATAACGGTTATAATTTATATTTCTAAATAAAACAGACCTTTGTCCATTTCCGGTATTTGCTAAAAATATCTCAGAAGGATTTCTTTTACTATTTAAAATAGGGCCTAAAAATCCCCCTGTTAATTGATTAACAACATTTAACGCGTTTGATGTTTGAGGTGTTTGACCATTATTAGTATTATCTGTAAAATAATCTCCCGGAATTGGTGAAACCGGCCAATAGGCACCAGCTAATCTTGTTAATAAATCAGCCGCAGCTGTAATAGGGTTTTCCGGTGATGTAATCTTCCAATTTTTATAAATTAACGGTTCTTGTCCGGTAATCATTAAACTAGCATCAAAAGGGTCTTGTAATGATTGTAAATTAACTTGACCAACAGTATTAATAAAAATTTCTCTATTAATTCTATCTTTGAATAAATCATTAAGATATGTTGCTCCTAATCTAGCCAAATAAGAATCCTGCGATAATGAACCATCACTACCTGTTGGATTTGTAGACAATAAAATTGCATACGGAGAATACGATGAAGGGACAAAATTTGTAGGTAAATAAGGTTGGTGTATTGGTTCCCCTAATATTGTGGTAGTAACACCATACATATCATTAAAACCACCCACAGGTCCATAATAATTATCTATAAAAGCAGCGTCAATAAAAAACTCATTTACTAAATCTAAAACCGTATCATTCGGACCATATTCCCCCTGATTTGAGTTAACCGGAAGTGGGGGTCCGTTAAAATTAATATTTAAATCGTAACCACCTGTAGGTCCAAATTGGTTAAGTGGATATAATAATTGAGCATAAGGGTCATTAGCAATTAAATCATTTGGAGAATCAACAACATTAAAATTATTTAAAGTAACTTCAGTATCTATATCAGATGCTGGCGGAGTATATACACCACTAACACTATAGGGTGCTAAATTTTTAGCCAATAAAATATCTCTAAATGAAGATGATGAAGCAAATGATAACGTACTATTTGGCATATTTTTTTTCTTTTATAATAAATAGATTAATAACCTATTTTTAAGGTGTTGAACGCAACATTGGTTCATTTTTTTTAATTATTGGACCAAAATTCGCATCATAGATTGAATTTTTAACCGTTGTAATTATTTGTTGTTTAACATCAGGATTATTTAATGCGTCTTGTAATGATTTCGTGTCAACACCAGTTGGTGCAGTAATATTAATTGTATGATTTAAATTAACATCGACAGTAGAATTACGCTGTCCTGTTTGTGAACCCCCGGCACTATTTGTTGAGACATTACCTCTTGGAATATTTGAATTTGATGGTGGTATCACCCCAGCAGCAACCTGAACGGCTTTATTTAAAGCGTTTATTATGGGAAATTCTTGACTTATCTCAGTCGCTTTTTTTGTCACATTTGAAAACGCTTCTGTCATCTCATTATGAACAAAACTACCAAAATCAGTTAAAATACCACCTAAATTAGCGGTTATCTTTCCTGTCCGAGCGTATTCTTCAACAACATTAGTTAACTTATTAGTGGTTGTATCAATTCCTTTAGCAATATTTTTTGCCGATAACCCTTCCCCTGGAATATCACCAATACCTTCACCAATTTTTCTACCTGCACTCAATATTCCACCACCGGTTTTACTCGCAGCTAAACCTAAACCTGTTCTATCTCCTAAACTATTAATCGCAGCAGTAACATCTTGTGTTGCAGATAATTGTTCTTTTGCTAAATCCTCCATTGATTTTGGAGCAGTATTCGCCATTTTTTCAAGAGCTGCAACATCTTCTTTACTTAATTCACTTACCTTTTTTTCACCTTCAGGAGTTTTTACTACATATTCGCCACCTTCACCCATTTGAGCCATATTGGCAATCAATTTCTTTTGGTCTTCAGTAACATCCGGAAATGAAATTTCTTTCATTTTCTTATCTAAATCGGCACTACCTAATGCCATTTTGGTAATGTCATCATAAGACATTCCCATTGCCTGTGAAATTTCTCTTAATTGTCGTTTTGCTCCCGGCATAATTTCAAAATGTCCATCTTTACCAAGTTGAACAAATTGTTTACTCATTTCAGCAATTTGATTTTGTAATTCAGCGGGGTCATTTTGAGCTAAGTCCATTAATTTTAATGGGTCTAATAACGAACTTTGAGAAACGCCTAATCTTTGCATTGACGCTGCCATTTCTATTGCTTTATCAGGGTCAAATAATTTATCAGCTAATTCTAATGTTTTATTCATATCAACCCTTAATGAAATTGCTTGAGCAGCCATTTTAGCCAACCCTTCAACACCATTTGAAAAGTTAAATTTATTCAGAGCGTCCATATTAGATAATACTTTACCTGAAACGGCAACAGCACTAACACCTGATTCTCTCGCAATATTAACAACCTTTAACATTTCATTAGTGGCATTAATAGATGAAATACCTGCATCAGCCATACCCGCAACAATCTCTTTAACAGATTGTCCGGTAACCTTCATTGTTGCATATAAATCTTCACTTGTTTTGTCAGATAGAATAACATTTCTACCCAAAGCTTCCGCAGCTTGTTTTTGAGTTTCAAGAACATCTGAAATATCACCACCTAATTTTCTTACAGAAGTTACCGCCTCAGCCATACTACTTCGTAATATATCCGCCATAGCTTGACCTTGACCAAATTGGTGAAGCATTTGACTTGCTGCAGAATCAAGAGTTAATACTACTTTAGCAATTGCCTCAGGACTAAAATTAGACGCTAATGAAGCTCCCAATCCTTTTGGTGCATTTTCGGGTGTTGTTGAGTCTGGTCCTGCCATAATTAAATGTCTTTATAAATAAATACACCAAACATAGTTTTTGAATAACTAGTCCGGTGTATTATTCTCGATTATTCGATTTATTAGGTATTTCCTAACATATGTTGGCATTGAATGAAATTCCGTATACGATACTCTAATTGTTTGAGCCAAATACAAATATTCTTCAATTAATAGTTGTCTGTGACTAGAAGAAAGGTCGAAAAAAGTCCACCCCAAAGGCAATCTCGAAAGATACCAATTCTCCTGATGGGGCGATTACACTTCTTTTTAAATCCAATGACGGCTCATTATCTTTTAAAAACTTTCTTATATATTTTGAATCCATAATTGGTAGGGCATCAATAAATAAACTAATTTTTGTTCTATCTTGGTCCCCATCAACTTCAACAATATGTTTTGATAATTTCCAAGTGATTCTTGGAACTTGTCTACCCACAGGATATTGTTCCGCCATTTTATCTAATTCAATAGTATCATAAAATGTCGTAGGTCTTAATTTAACAGTAGAACCTGTTTTTGGTAATATGGTTGTAAATGTCCCATCTTCATCAGGTTTAACCTCAGTTTTCTTAATATTTAACTCATCTAATGTAACAGTCCCAACAAATGGTTTGTCTGTAGCAGGGTCAACTAAATTCACACTATATTCCGACCCAAAAGAAGTATTTCTTAAAAATATTAAAATAGCCTCAACATCACCATCTAATAATTCTTCAGGTCTTAAATCGTGTTCATACATTTTATTTCTTAATAATTTTAAGATAATATTTTCACTACTACGACTAGCGCCAATTAAATAATTTTCATCGTTTGCTGTTAAATAACCAATCTTAACAGCTTTCTTTTTTGATTTATAAAAAATTCCACCAGTTGGTAATTGAACCACATCGTGTGGTAAACTGAAATTTTGTGTTCCAGCATCGATTAAATTTTGTTCCATATAATTTTGTTTTTATTATAAATAATAAGATATGTTTTTTTAATATAAACAAAAAACCCACTTTATTAAAGCGGGTTTTATAAAAAATGTAATACACATATTTTTTTCTCAACTATTAATTTATTAATATATTCTATTCTATCAATAAATTCACAATTACTATCCATATGTTTTGTTAAACCAAGTATTTTTTTGTAAATCATTGGTTTATTGGTTGAAAACCATTTTTCATTACTTAATGTTGGGGATTGACGAATTTTTTGTGTTGTTAATCCTTGATACATTTTAGTAAACTAATATACATCTATCCATACGAATTGTCGTTGAGATAGTTGCCAAAGCATCTGAACTATATTGTAAAGTGTCAAAGTTAACATCACTTAACCAAGAACCTTCTAATATCCATTTCTCAACAACAACACCGGTAGGGTCTAACATCTCAAGGTCAATATTCTTTTTATATCCCGCAGCATATCCCATACGACCGGTAACTGACTCTGCACATAAACGAACCCATTCCATTAATGCTTGTGACGCTGAAGGTCCAATTGGGTCACGGAATTTAACATTCATAGAACCCCAAGTAAATCTACCTGCAACATATGTTGAAGTGTTTAAGAAAGGTATTTCAACATCTTTTACAGTAATATGTGGTCTAGCAGCAGATTCTACGAACCATTCGTTAATCCCTAAAGTAGAAGGGAATCGTACAATAAACCTATTTTGTCTTTTTGGTTCATACGGTATGGGCATTTTCATTAATAAATCAGCCATTTTTCTATTTGTTTTTTAATTTTTATTTTTTATCTTGTTTATTATAAATATAACCTATTTAATTTTTTTCTCTTGACTTTTAGAATTAAAA